AGAAGATGTTCGGGGACTTCGGCGAGCGCCTGAATCTTGCCGTTGCCGCTGGTCGCGATCAGAGTGGCGTAGCCCGGTCTGCTGGTGAGCGACTTGGTCGCCGTAGCAAGGGCTCGCGGAGACTGGATGCCGAAGCCCAGAAGATCGTGAGGGACTTCCGGTGTCGGTTTCTTCGGTTCTCCTATCTTCTGCGTCGTGGAGTCCCCGTTCGGGCCGATGACGGAAAATTCCCCGTGGTCGATGACGATGTGGCCCTTGAATCCGGGAATCTTCAGGGCGATGCCTATGGTGAGCGAACGATCCGCCCCGCTCGGCGCAGCGCTTCCCGAAGGATGGTTGTGCATCATGTAATAGCCGTCGGCCTCGACAGCGGCCATCTGTGACTTCAACTCGGCGATGCGCCCCTCGGCGCTGGTGATCTTGGGGATTCTGCCTTCCGTGACGAACGACACGGCGCCCGGCAGCCGGGAAGTCCAGCCGGTATGTCCTACAATCTGATTGCCCTTCGTGAAGAATACCCGCAGCGTCTCGAAACGCGGGTCGCGAAGGATCTGCGCGGCTAGCGCGAGTTCCTGGGGACTGCTGGCGGTCTTGCCGACGAGTTCTGATCCGCCCCTGGCTTGGAAATCGGCCCAGAGAGCGGAACCAAGTAGCGTGGCGCCGGCTCGACGATCCCCAGCGAATAGTCCCCGCAGGGCAGCGATTCCAAGGGAACGCTGTTCGGGGGTGGTGTCGGGACGAGTTTCAACTTGGTCATAGATGAGGTCTAGCTGAACGGGATTATACGCCGGTCTGCGCTGGAAAAGGACCATCCCCCGCATGGCCTTGGCTTCGGTCGCAGCGTCTTCGGCGGCTTTGGCCTTTGCTGCGTCGGCGGTGGCTTTTTCGGCCGCCGCTACTTCTGACTCGGTTTCGCCTTCGAGGGATAGAGCCGGTCGAGTTTGAGCCGCGCCAGTTTCTTCGCCGCCGCCAGGACTTGGAGTGACGGGGGTTTCGCCGAAGAGGGCGTCGATTTCTGCATCTTTTGCTCCATCGGACATTGTAGCCCAATTCTCGTCCGCCTTGGATATAGCGCCTTCCGACAGGTCCAGGGCCTCTATTTGCTCCTCGGGAGCGAGGTTTTCCAGCCCCGCCTGCTCGATCTCGGCGTTGCGCTCCGTGGCGATATGCACCAGGTAGTCCACGAACCGCTGCTCCCGAGACCCCAGTCGTTCTCCAGCAAGGGCCTTGTCGATAATTCGACGGGCGTGAGAGGCGGAAACAGGGTCGGGGCGGGCAAACCACCATCTGTGTCCCGTCCACACGGTACGGCTTCGCCAACCGGTATCCGGGCCCTCGTTCCAGTCTTCCTTGATCATCTGGCCACCGACGTCATCCACTCCGATCTCGGACTTCATGCCGGCGACGATGGAGCGGACATCGGGATCCTGCAGCCTGGAAGGTTCCGGGTAGGCGGCTTTCAGGTCGTCCAGCGAGTATTCCCCGCTGCGGAACTTGGCCAGCACCTCGAGCCGGTCCTTCCCCTTCACCCCGGCCTTGTCGAGGATGGCCGTAACCTGTTCGTCCGGCGTTTCGACGAGCTGCGGCTCCTGCGGGCCTTTGTAGGCCACAGGCTTGTTGAGTTCGTTGGCTTGCGCTTTTCTGACGAATTGTTCGATAGGCAACTCTGTAATGGCCCCAATACGTCGCGCAGCATCATCACTGAAAGAATCGACATAGGCTTTATGGGCCGCTTCTTCCGAAGGAAAGCCAACAAATGACTTTGTTTCGTCGAAGCTACCGTCCTCTTTTATCTGGTCGATCACGTAGGCGTTCGGGGCTTTCAGGTCTTCGCCGATCGTGATGTCGGCCTTGTCCCCGTCAGCGCCTTCCGCAACTTGAAGGTGCCCGTAGTGTGCTGGCATGGGAGGGCTCGACCAGGAGCCGTCCCGCGCCATCCTGCGTTCACCCTTGGCGGTCTCGATGGAGACTATGCCCAAGCCTGACAACGGTTCATCAACGAACTGGAAGTGGCCCTTGCGATTGACGCCGGCTTCGATCTGCGCTGGGGTGGGATTCTTCGCGGCGCGAACGGCCGCGGCTTCGATGTGTTCGGGGGTGGAGGCTTGGACCGGGTTTTGACGTTCTCCGGTACCGACTTCCTGAGCACTGGCAACCTGATCGTCGATGGACGCGCGTTCAGCCTTGAGGTCCTTCAGCCGCTGGCGCACCGCAGCTTTGGCTTTCTCGATGCCCGAGCCAGGTTGCTCGCGCGTGAGGGCGCGCATGATGGTGGCCTCGTGCTTCGAGAGCCCCATCTTCTTCAGGCATTTACCTAGGCTGCTCATATCACCTTCAGGAATTGACTGATGATCCGCATGATCTCACGGTCCTCGCGCTGTCGTCGGATGCGACGCTGATCAACGTAGTCGATCTCATCGTCGGCACCGTGAGTATCTGCAGCGGCCGCCGGTCCCGCCCCCCCCAAGGAGTAGCCGATGGTCGGCAGTAACGACATGCGCCCGCCCGGCGAGAAGCCGAGCGTGACTACCGAACCCAAACTCATGCGTGCGAGATGCCGGTGGGCAGCGTAGAGGTATCGACCTGAATGGCGAAGCGGGCGGCCGACGAAGTACCATCAACCTTGAAGAGGTTCTTGCTCGCCACGGTGGTCGTGGAGGTGATGGTGTGTTCGCCAAGATGAGCAATGGCTTCGTATCCGAGCTGCGCCAGGGAAGCCCCGGCCCCGCTTCCGCGATAGGATTCGGCTTGGGACGCCGTTCCGACGGCGCTCGCGATGAGCAGATGCTGCGCCGCGGTCAGGGTGTACCCGGTCTTGTCGCCACTCGTCTGCGTGATGTTGACCGTCGGTATCACCGCCCCCGTATGAGTCCCGGTGGAAAGCGTGACCGGAGGAATCCCGGAAGCCGTGCCGACCGCATTCGCCGTCAACGCAACACTGGCGGTCTGCACCACAGGAACAACAGCCCCGGAGTGTGTGCCTGACCAGAGCATGACGGTGCCGGTCCCGAACGGCGCCCAGACCGCTGTCGCCACTGCTGCCGCAGTGAGCGACCCGCCACCTGCGTTGGTGGTGATCTGCCGTACCACCGAATTCGCGGAGGAGGTGTCGAAAGTCCCCGCATCCATATTGAAAAATCTGCCAAGAGCCCCCGCAGTGAAGTCAGTGACGGTGGATGTCCGCACCGTATCGACCACCGCTACGGCGCCGACCGACGAAGCCGTTCCAACCGCCATCGCAAGGCTCGCTGTTTGGACGATGGGCACCACGGCACCGGCATGAGTTCCGGCGGCCAGTATCACCGTCGCCGTTCCCCGCACGTTGCTGACCGAACCCAGCGTCCCAGTAGATGAAATCCCGGTCATGCCGCCGGTAACGCCGTCCTGGTTGTTCCAAGCCGTGAGTTCAATCTCGAGCGGGAGCGGCGCCATGTTCGCGGCACCACCAATCCCTATAGCGCAGGACCGGATATTTGCACCAGTAGCGAACGCGGTATCCGGAGGATCAAATCGGTAAAAGCCCTGCAGTCCGGTAGCCGTGGCGTTGACCTCTACGAAGAGACCAGTCGTGTAGGCTTGAGTGAGCGAGCCCGTCGTCAACGTGATGGAAACTGCCGTGCTTCCCGGCCGGTAGAACCACGCCTGCAGCCCGGCTGATGTTCCAAGGAGACCGGTAAGACCGAGTCCAGTAGTAGAAGTAGATGCCTGAATGAAGACAGGGAGACTAACACTCGTAGCGCCAGCCTGGATACTGAGTTTAGCCACGGAATCCCCCCGTCATGCCAGGATGTACGATCATTCCGCCGCCGCCACTGCCCGCCGGAGCCGTCAAATCCGACAGGATCAGGCTCACCCACGGCCTGCGCGTAGCAGTAACAGCGACGAAACTGGCGGTATCGGTATCCGGCGGATAGCTCGTGAGCGTGCGAGAAGTCAGGGCGAATTTCTGCCCACCGTCGAAGGCGTCCATATCTCCAGCCGCGCCGGTTTCCAGGTAGTAAAGCCCGCCGGCGGAGGCCGTCGTCGTGGCAAAGCCGAGCACATAGTCCTCACCCGCGTTCAAGGCCGGCAGCGTGTAGGACGTATCGAACGTGGCCCTGAGCAAATGGATCGTGTTGTTGACGACCGCCGTCTGATCCACGTCCCACGCCGCGCTTTGCTGCTGGATGGTGACGGTGCCCGACAGCGGATTCGAGTAGAGGGTGATGATGTGCGTGCTGGTGCCAGTCGGCGGGTCATCGGCCATGAATTCCACGCCGACGACCTTGAAGGTCGAGCAGAAATTAGTGGGAATGTTGAACCAGAAACCCGCCTCCGTAGTTGAGCCGTAGTCAGCCACGCCAGCCACAGTCAGGATCGGATAGCCGTAGACAGCGGTTGCGGATTTGACCGCAAGAGACGGGACCATATTGGCTACTTTGGCGAACGCGGCAGCCGTGTTGGTAAGAACGTAGGGCAGAGTCTGCCGGCCAACGGTGGTCCATGTATGCTGTATCTGGATGTTGTTGCTCGCCGTGATGTTGGCGTTTGCCCGCACCATGGGGCAAATCGCTACGTCCCGATTGACGGCCAGGGCATTGCCCAACGCGATCCACTGCAAGGTATTCGCGTTGGCTGAGAGCGGCGTGAAAGTCGTAAGCGTTGGCGAGACCCCGCCCAGGTCGGTGCCGTCGTTCAGGCCGTCAGCCCCGACGCCCTGAATCATTACCTCGTAGGAATTGGCAGCCGGTGTTCCAGTGGTGGTCCCCTGACGGAAACCGACATGCGTGATGGTGTCGGAAGTCCCCGCTGGGTCGAAGCGATAGACCATCGCCACGCCTTCGCCGTCGGCGTCCGCCAGAGTAGAAGCCGCCCCGGTAGCAGATGACCCCTGAATCACGGGCATCGGCGAGCCGATGCGATGCAGTAGAGAGGTAGCCATTTAGAAGAAGCTGATCGTCCCGATCGTGGCCGAAATATCCAGTTGGAAGCTCTTGCCTTTGAAGTTGAGCGGATTGGAGAACGTCACGTCGTTCGTCGCGTCCACCCGGTTAGAGAGCAAGATCATCGCCATTTCCATGTCGGTCAGGCCCTGCTCTGCTTCGGCCATGCGAAAGCCCAACTGTCCCAAGTCGGTGAAGTTCAGCACCAGTCCCTGAGGCGCAAGCGGCAGCGGCGGTGAGCCAACAGTAATGTGAACGTCCACCGTCCCATCGGGGTTCTTTACGAAATCATCAATTCTCACGACTTTTGCCACGGGCCTACTCCTCGGTTGAAGTGCCATTTAGTTACTCCATCATCGTCACAATGCCGTCGCCCGGACTTTTTCCAAGTCTCCGTTGGGGTGCCGGAACATATCGAATTCCCACTGGCGAACATCTTTCTTCGTCTTCAGCAGATCGAGGATCGCCGCTTGCCCAGCGACGATCTTTCCGAGCAGCGCAGTCAGGTCCGGATTCTTGTTGAGGCCGCCGGACAATTGCGAGAGCGCGTTGATGGTCCGGTTGAGTTCCGCCACCGCGTCCAGCATATCGCTGGCGTCTTCCGGCAGCAGCATCAAAGGTGGCTCACCATCCGGTTCACCGACACCGGCAGGAACTATCCGAGGCATTCGAGGAGCGCCTCCATGGTTGCGATTTGATGATTCACGTCACGCAAAGCCGCATCAGCTCGTTCGGTGACAACTACTCGTTTTCCGGTAGCGTCGATCGCCCGGGTCTTCACCATGACGGCTGAGAGTATCTCCTTGGTCTTTTTCTCCGCGGCTATTTGGGACGCTCGGGAGACATCTTCACCGGGCCGTCCTTGAGTAACTGCTTCGGGTTGAGCGCCCGCTTCACCGCTTCTCTCACGAACGGGTTGTGCGTTGCCAGCGTTGCGAGCTTCAACAGGGCCGGGTACGCCGACTGTGCCTGCTTTCTCTGCTCGGCCAGATTCGACAGCCCCGCCTTCAGTGCCGCCTGTCTTTGGACCTTGTACTGCTCCTGCAACCTTGGACTTTTCACGTTTTCCCTTCAGTGGTTTCGCCTGTTTGAAGGCAAGCGCTATCGCAGTAGCTGGGGCTTCACCGCCGGCAGCCGCTTCACCGATGGCAATGTGCCGCGCCGCCCGCTCTTCCGTCTGTTGCTTGCGCGCCGCGGCTTCCTCGACTCGCTTCTGGCGCTGGGTGGTGGCCTCACCCGCCTCGAAGGCTTTCTGCTTCACCTCGGCCGTGGCCTGAATCTCGGCTTGGCGCCTGGCCGCCCCCCGCTCCTGGATGATGTCGAAAGTTCGTCCCCTGACCGACGAAGGGGCTCCACCCATGTCCTCCACGATCTCGAGGTAGCGCTCCATGAAGCCAGCAAGAGCTTGGGGATTGCCTTGGTTCTCGTCCAGAAACTGCAGGAGCTGCTGGGACTCGTAGGAGAGATCGTGCCGGACCCCGTGGGCCAGGGCTTGGGCAGGATCCTGACCACCAGCCCGGATGACGGCGAGCTCGTCGACCGCGTTCACCAGGTCCTGCGTAATGTCCCGGTTTTCCTGTCCCTGCTTGATCGTGGCTCGCACCCGTTCCACGGTGGGCGCCACGGCCAGCATGGCATCTCCGATGGCGGATAGCTCAGGGGACTCGATGGCGTGGCGTACAGCGGCGTTCTCGCCATATACAGCCACCAGGGTGGCGTTCCTGACCCTGTCCGGGTCTACTCCTGCCAGAGAACCACCGGATTGCAGGATCTTGGCGTCCAGCCGCGCCTGCTCGAGCGGGGAGGCCCCCTCGGTTGCTGGAAGGACCGGCTCGTAGGGTATGCCTCCGGCTACAGCCTGGGCGGTCAGAGCGTCCTGGCGACTCTGTTCTGCCCCTGTAGCCCCTTCCGCGCGCCCGAGGTGTATGTCCTCCGGGGTGAAGGGAACCGCTGGTATTTGGCTCCCAGGAGGGGGTTCCATGTGGAACCCTGCGGCGACGTCGCGGCCGGCTGGGATAGGTGGTGGCAGGGCGGATGCTGGCGCCAGCTCTTCCGCCCCGGGAGCCGTGGACGGGGCTGCCACCGGTGCCGGACCTCCCGGCGTTGGTTCTGCTGTTGGTGCCGGTTGAACTCCCGGTCGCTGCACCGCCCCAGCGGCACCACCGGTTACACCGCCACCAGCCATCCCCCCGATGGCATTGTCCGCCACCGAGATCGCGGCATCCGCAAGGCTCTTGTCGCTCCCCAGAGCCTGCTGCACGGCCTCGGACATGATTTGCTGCAGACCCTCCGTCGGGCCCTCGCGCAGCCCCCCACGAGCCATCTCGGAGAAGATTCTGGCGTAGATGGCCTTCTTCGCAGGACCGGTAAGGGCAGACCCGAATCTCCCCATGGACCAGGAATCCAAGGCCGTGATGGGCACCGCGGCCATGGCCGTGATGCGGGCGACGTCCTGATCTGTCAACTTTCCGTCCTTGACCGCCTGCTGAATGCCCTTGTCATCCAGGGCGTCGGAGTAGATGTCCCCGTAATTCAGAGGGTAGCCGGTCAGCACGACCCCGGCCATACCGCCAGCAATAGCCCCCGGCGGTCCCGCTGCGGCGCCGCCGGCCGCCGCCCCGATGAGACCCGAGGCGATAGTCGGCGCCATCGAGGCCAACGCATTGCCGGTCTGGTACGGCAAGTATTTCACGAAGAAGTCAGACAGAGCATTGCCTACGCTGTCGGTGCGGACATTGGCGATACTGCCGACGGCCGGCTGATAGCCCTTCAGGGTCTCTTCGCCCGCCTTGGCGAGGCTGGCACCTTGTTCCTTCAGCCAGTCGATTCCAAGGGCGGTACCAGCGCCCTGTGCTGCGGCCCCGAACATCTTCGGGTTGCCACCGGTCAGGCCACCGACCAAGCCCTTGGAGAACTCGCCCCGTTCCTCCGGCGCCCCGGCAAAGGGATCGCCCTCAACCGGGACGAGCCTGATCTTGGGCGCCTCCGAGCTGACCGGGAAAATCGGTCCGCGCTTGCCTCTCGTCTCGGACGCGATCTGAGCGCCGCGGGACGGGGCGGTGCGCTCCAAGTTTGCAATTTCCTGCAGAAGCTCCGGCTCGGTCGCCTTGTTGCGGTTCGGGTCTCCCAACTGCTCCTTTAGGATGAGCAGTTTTTGCGCGTTGCTGAGTGTGCGCTTGTCGCCGACGAAACTGCCAACGCTGTTGGCTTCAGCCAGGGCACCGCTCTGACCGGCAAACGGATCGAAGTCTACCGGCCGCAGCGTGATGTCGGCCATTACCGTCCCGCCGTCTGCGGCTTGATGGTCTGAAGCATCGTCTGCGCCATACGCTGCTCGTCAGCCGACAGTTTCCCGGACGAGATCGCATCCTCGATGATCGAAGCACTCGCCCGGGTGTAGGTTCCCTGCCGCACGAGTTGTCGGAAGCCGGATACCGCGCGCTCCGCCTCGTCCGGCGATAGCTTCTTGGCTACGCCTTTGACCGCCTCCGCGACCTTCCCGATGCGCTCCGCGCGCCGCGCCTGATTCGCCGCAAGCCGTCCTTCTGGTGCTGCCGACGCTGGCTCGACCAGCGTCGGGCCCGGCTCTGCATCCGCCACCAGTTTCGGTGCCGCCGCGGGTGCCGGTGCCGGCTTTGGTGCTGGCGCCGGGGCGGGTTGCGGACCGGGTCTGTCGGGCTGGCCGACGACGACCTCAGCCCAGCCATTGCCGTGCCTCACGTACCACTTTCCGTCAGGAGCCTTCTGCGCGCCCTGCACGGGGGCCTGTTCTGGCGGATTGACCGGTTGCAGGATGGCTGGTTGTCCCGGCACGCCAGGTTTTGCCCCGAACCCGAGTACTCCACTGGAGGGTGGTTTCGCCTCCACCGCCGGCTTGAACTCGGAAATCTGTCCGCCCGGCAACTCGACCATGATGCGCTGGCCGTCTGGCGAAAACTTCACATCTGCCTTCAGTCCGGTTCGCACCCCGCCAGGGCCAAGCTGTTGAATCTCGCCGGTCTTGGAGTTGATCGAGACCGGGACCTCCATGTTTCCGTGGGTGACGTTTCCCAATTTCCACTCGCCTTGGCCAACCTGCTGCCAAGTGCCTTTCCCCTTGTTGAAGAGAATGCCGTCCTTGATGTCGAACTGATCAGAGGACGGGACTTCGGCGATATTCCGCCCGCTGCCTTTCTCGATCAGTCGTTCTCCGGGTTTCAACACCTGGGTCTCGGGCTTCTTGACGAGGCCGAGCGCCATTGCCGTCTTTCCCACGAACATGGAGATCGGCGCGCCGGTCTTCGCGTCCACCGAACTCAGGACGCGGTCCCCGGACTTGGGGTCGACCTCGAGCACGGTCTTGTCCGGCAACACCGCATGAGTGCCTTTCTGATTCCAGACCGAAGCGAGGTCAGGTCTTTTCCCGACGGCATCATTCTGCATGACCGCGCGAACGATGTCAGCCGCCCCCTCATCGACGAGCTTTCGTTGCGCCTGACGAATCTGCATCGCCTTCATGGGGTCGCCGGCCTGTTCGGCCGCCTTCGCCATCGCTTCCAGCACGCCGATCTGGCCATAGGGGACCTGAGCCTCGATGCCGGAGAGTCTTCCCCCAAGCGGTTCCGGTGGTCCCTCGACTCCTTCGCCAAGCTCAGCCCCGGCGGTGGCTTGCCGCGCGGCAGCCGGAAACCCAGACTGACGCCTGGCGTCTTCAGCCGCAGCGCCCGCGCCCGCTCTGCGCACCGCCTCATCCACGCCCCGAGCTCGCGTGACATCCTCCAGCCCCATCTGGCCCAGCCGCTCCTGTTGCAAGCGGAGCCTGGCTTGCTGCTGTCGCGCCCGAATGTCCTCCGCGCGAAGGTCGGACTCGTACATCGTGTCGTTCATCGACTTCGAAACGATGCCGGCGTTTGCGAGCCAGTCAGCCATGGCTATCTCCTGAGACCGTAGGAGGCGTGGCTCACGCGACCGCCGCGGTTATAGGACATGACCCCGGGATTCATCGACATCCCTCCCATCGTGTCCAATCCGTTGGATCGCCGCTTCATCCCGGCCTGATTGATGGCCTCGAAGATTTCCTTGCCGGAGAGTTCCACCGCATCGGCGTTCATCACGACCTCGCCAGTGGAAAGCGCAGCGGGTTGTTGTCCGTCTATCACGGCCGGGATACTGTCCGACGTTTCCGTGCCTGGCCCCATCATCTCGCCCATGTCACTCGCGTCGGGCATCGCCATGCCCTGCCGTCCGACACCACCACCATCGGCGTACATCGATGGCGGTTTGAATCCCCTCATGTGCGGAGTGATGGGCTTCTTCACCAACCCACCTCTGGCGTACCGTCGAGTCACGGCCATGCGGCTTTGACGTTCCGCCTCTTCGTCCGACATGCCACGTTTCATGAGGAGCACCTTCAGGCGCATCCGCTTCTCGGCTTCGGGTTGTTCCGTCCCGACGATGCCGCCCTTGGCGAATCCCCAGTCAGTTGAACCGCCATACGGATCCATACTCGCGCTTCCGTAGGGCGTTTGAAATGGCGCATAGCTTGCACCGCCTGGAGAGCTTTCGCCAAACCAGCTCGAGGCCGTCTTACCCAGGGCATTCACGATCGGCGCAACGAATTGCCCGCGCGCCTGCATGTTCGATTGATTCTGCAAGAACTGATTGCGCGAGGCGTTTGTCGCCGCGTTCGATGCCGCCCCAGCACTGGCCGCAGATTGCGCCGGGATGTTTCTACCCAGCCCCACGACGTCTACCGCCTTGGAGTAAGCCAGGTCCCGAACACGATCGGCAGCGGTCGTTTGCGCCCCGGCCATCGTCGCCCCCTTCGCCAGATCGGTGCTTCCCATCGCAGCCTGATACGCAGGAGCTGCAGGGTTGATCCCGTAGCTCTGAAGTCTTGACTCGGTTTGCTTCTGCGCCTGATTGAAAGCTCCCGTGACATCCGCATTTGCCTTGCCCGAAGCCCGAGCGAACTCTTCCGGAGATCCAGCAGTCATGGCCTGGTTGATAAGATTCGTCTCCAACGGCTGGTAGTGCGTCTTGTAGTAGTTCCACTGGTCCGCGGCGATGGCCGCCATCTGGTTCGCCGAATTCACGCCCGCCGCAGGGTCGCCGCCATCGCCTCCGCTGCCCATCAGAGCCGAGACGATGGTTCCGATAACCGACGGACTGATGCCGAGACTGCTCAGGAAATTGGTGAGGCCAGCGGTTCCCGTTGGCGGCGTGGAAGGCGGGGTCGCTGGGGCGGCACCCCCCGGCGCATTGCTGCCGCTAGGATTACCCGGAGGCGTAGGCGGTGTCTGCGGCCACGTCGATGGGTCTGTGGGATTGAATGGCGCCGTGGCGTCAAAGCCGGATCCGGTGCCAATACTCGTCCCCATCCCGGAAGTCCCAGTAGCCACCCCCTCTCCAATGGCAGCGGCCGCCTCTGCATTCGCGGCAGCGATCTCTGCCGCCGTAGCGGGGAAATTGCCGGTCGCCCCCCCAAGGGCGGCATCGAACCCGCCAGTAGTCGTAAACGTTGACGGGGCAGTGGTGGACCAGCCAGCCACGCCGCCAGCCTCAGCGGCCCCAATGCCACCCGAAGCAAAACCAGCCTCGCCGAGCGAGCCAGCAGGGAAGGCTGAACCTGTCGCACCACCCGCCGCCCCAGCACCGCCTCCGACTCCCGCCGCTGCCGCAGCGCCCGTCAGGGCCATGAAAATCTCGGGGCCGTAATCAAATGCTTTCTCAAGTCCTTTGGGGGCGTTCTTGGCCGTTACCGCATCACCCATTTGCCTGTGGTCGATCAGCCAGCCATATTCGGGGTGATAAAACGGAGTAGGCGCACCCGGCACAAATTCCTGAGCGCGACTCATGTCCATATCGCCAATGCGGAGGTACTGACGGCCCCCGATTGTTACTCTATCGAAGCCCTCACCGAAGCCGCGCATCGAGTCAGCCATCGTCTCATCCATGCCGAGTTCGCCGGTTTCGGGATCTCGGCGCAGATTAAACGGCCGCTGGACAGGATTGCCATCGTCGTCCACGCCCATCGTGTAGTAATAGTCCTCCATCTCATCCAGAGTTTCTTCAGGGTTTGCTGGCTTGGCTCGTCTCTGCCCGATCTGGATGCCCTGCGCCTGCCGGTAGGCTTCAGCCAGCGATTGCGGGGTGGCGCGAGTCCCCCAAGGATTCTGCGGTGCCGCCGCCTGCACGCCAGCCAGCGCGCCGGTTGGCTGTACCTGAGGCGTCCCCGAGGATGACGCGATAAGCGCCTGCACCTGAGCAGGAGTGATGCCCAGTTGCTGGGCGAGTGCGTTGATGTCGATTGCCATTATTCGTATCCTCTGACGACTACGTGAATTTTGCTGCTCGCGGTGAAGTTACCGGCGGCGGTGACGATGACGGTCGTGGTCGTCGTTGCGACCTTGAGCGCAACGATGTCGGTATCGCTGTTTGCTACGGCAGCGGGAGCATTGGTAAATGCGTTGGCGAACGTGACGGTGAATGTTAGCGTGCCTATCGTCGTGCCGATAGTGACCGTGAACGCTTCGTCTTTACCGGCTATGGCTGAACCTGTGCCGCCGCCGCCGCTGGTGAGCGTGGGGGTGGTGCCCATGTGGTTAAAATGTTTTTCTGTCCCGTTCAGCTTCGCGTGTGATGTTCCAGCAATTTGAAGGAGCACGCTATTTTGCGTTCCAGCGGACGGAGTTCCAGTATTGAGCGTCACACCGCCAGCGGTTCCTGTTGCGGCATTACCTCCTGTAATGCTTATAGTTCCACCAGCAGCATTTCCAGTAGCTGTTCCACCAGACACAAATAGCAAGCCACCAGCACGGTTTGTGCCTACCCCACTGCCTGCTGTAATATTTAATTGTCCGCCGACGCCGTTTCCGGATTCGCCTCCTACTAACTGTATTATCGGTGGGGTGCCAGTTACTACAACAACTCCTTTTATGCTTTTCGTTCCCGCGCCGACCGCCTGTAACGTGTGTGCTGAAATCTGCCATGTAAGAACGCCACCAACAGTTAGCCCTAGTGTGTCCGCGTCAGCAAGATATAGGCCGTTCGTGGGATCACTGGCAAACGAATAACTCGGGGCAGCGGCACTTCCATCCCCAAGCAACAACGGATCAGGCACAGGCACCGCCCCGAACGTCTCATCCCCGAGCAGGACATGCGTGCCGTCACCGTCACCGACAACGACCGTCCGGGAGGCGGGATCCTCCTGGAGCCGGTTGATGAGTTCGTTGAGCTTATTCGCCATCCCGGTCAGGGTGGCGTGAGAGCCAAGAAGATTGATCGGCGAAATCAGCGGCAGTCTTCCGGTGGCCGCTTCCACCACCGCCTTGATCTCGCGGAAGTGCTGGGCAGCCAGCGAATCCTGCCAGCCTTGCGGATCGGAAATCTGGCGTTTGATGGTCATACCGCTATCTTCCCAAGTTCCCTTTCGGTCTCAGCGACCTTGAAGTAGCGCACATTGATATTCCCCGAGAGCCTGAATTCGAAACTATCGCTCTTGAAGCCGCCGGGCATCCTGACCGGATCGCGCGTCGTCAGATTCTTCGAGAACACCAAACTCGTGTCCTGGCCCGTGGCGGTGGAGAGCGTGGTGATGGCATACACCTGGAGGAGCAGATTTCGGTCGTCGTAGTTTCCGCCCGTGCCGCCGACGAGAAGACTGCCGCGCAATGGGAATCCCCACTGGTTCCCGGCCGTGCCGTCGATAAACGGATCGGCGGTGCTCTGCTGAATATAGCCGCGCGTGATGTGCCCCCGCATGCTTCCTTTGGTGACGCCGGACTGTTCCCAGATGCGCTTCCACACCACCGTCCCATCGGTGGCTGTTCCTCCGACCGTCCCAGGAAAGGCGAACTGCGTACTCGATGACGTTCCCATCGCAAGACAGATCGCCATCATCCGGCTGTCCGTGCTCTTGATGATGGATGCCAATGACGCTGTCCCTGCCGAAGTCGTATAGGACGTGCTCGCAGACCACAGGACGATGTTGGCGGTGTCGATCTCGCCTGTTCCGAGAATCCCCGAATTCACTGCGACGTTGGAAGCAGATGATTCCACCAAGGCTGAAGTGTTGAGCGCCAAGGCGGAGTAGTCCGCATCCACCTGGATCGCGCCGAAGTTGACCGGCTTCGGTAGCACGAAAATCTTGCTCTTCCAGTCGAACGGAGAATTGTTGAACGTGTCCGAGTCCCACTGGTAGATCACGCTGTTTTGCAGCAAGTAGAGTTTCGAGGTCTCCGGGTCCAGCCAGACCCCCTGGACACTATAGTTCCCGAAGGTCAGCGGCCCCTGCGGATTTGTCTTGTCGAAGATGAAATTCGCTCCATCCTCGTCGTCATTCAGGAAAAACCCGAAGTACGTGTCCAGATAACTGTGCGCTATGATCGTGTCCGGGAAGCACTGCGCCCTCCACTCATCGCGCTTCATGAAGGGCTCGATCGCGTTCACCACCCCGCCGACCCCGGCCAGAGCCAGCCCGTCCGAGGTAGGCCACGCCACGCCGAATGGGAAACTCACCGTACCGCGCTTGGACACGCACGGATGATTTTCCTCGATCCGCGCCATGCTCATCGTGTCGGGCCTGGCTCCGACTATCGCGTACGGGAATCCCTTGGTCGTCACGATCATGGTCTGGCCGTAAGCACCTAGGCTCACGATGTCGAAGTTCGCCACGAGCTGGTAGCGCGTCGGCCAAGCATGCGGCCGGAACGGCTCGGAAAAGCAAATCCGATTCCCGGAGAACCCAGCGAGGATCCCGTTCGGAAGGGCGATCAATCCCATCATGTCAGAGGGCGGGGCTATCCACTCCGAGCCTGCCACGCCAGGAATGAACGTCGGGCAGATCGCCCCCAGATTCCCATCGGCTACCGTATCGTTGGTGCTGGTCGTAACCATCGGCACGTTATCCAGCGCCAACTGGTAGTTCGTGTTGCCGGCGGAATCCGTCAGCGTCCGGTATATGCGCTTGATCGCGGCACCAGTTCCCAGAGCGTACAAACCAGCCGTCCCGGTGGAAAGCGCGGCGATCACCCACGTCGCATCGGACTTTCCCGTCCCCGTTCCCAACGGGCTCGGCGGGCCCTCCTCCGCCCAGCTCGCGGTCGAGGTCACATAGGTATAGGTGTAAATCCTCGTAACGCTCGTGGTCGAAGTCCCGCCGGTTCCTATGACCGTCGGCTGAGATCCAGGGGCAGGAACCCCCATCTCAAGATAGGAGTGCGGGTAATTCGTGCTGCCCACCGTCGCCAGGTTGAGATCAGACTTTTTCGGGCCACCAGCGAAAGTTCCGGTGCCGGCAGAGTCCCCGGTGTAGTAAATCTTGAAATGGGTATCACCCGCAATCGGCCCCTTCACCACGTCAACATCGTCGGTCCAGGACAGCCAGAAGTCCCCGGTCGCGGTGGTAAAGGTCGTGGCCGTGGCGTACATCCGATACATCGACTTCAGCGCCCCGCCCTTGGTGGGGGTGTTGATGAGGGCCGGTTTCTTCCAGGAACGCAGCTCGCCGGAGAAAAGCTGTACATTGTCCGCAGTCTGAGCACCGTTCGTGGGCAGCAAACGAGGACCCAGCCTCGGGGTGACGCCGCCGAAGTTGTTGATAGCCATTCCGGTCACAGTAAGAACCCCCTGCTTTGCATGAACTCCACCGGTGTCCTTCAGTCTGAGGGTGAGGTCGATGCGGTTGCCAGCGTCCCGGTAATACTGAAGTCCCCGCCCGTGCCGCGGTTCGTGGCAAAGTTGGCTGCCGCCTCGCCCTCATCAAGATGGAGGTAGACGAGCGGCGCGGTTCCTGTAGGAGCCGAGCCGTCAGAGCCAAGATTTACTGGTTTCCCGCTCGATGAAATGAACTTCCGGCGATTTCCATCAGAGGAGAAATCAAGGTATTGGCCTGGCGCGAAAAATATCTCCGCCATGCACCCGTTGAACTTTGATGTACCGGTGGTTCGCGCACCCACCGCCCAGTCGGTCTCCTCATACGCAATGGTGTCGTTGGTGAACACGTTTACGTCCATGTCACTGACATCGGTGATGTAGATGTGGCGCGCAGCGGCTGCCATGTCCCACGAGGACAGGACGTGAAGCCAAGTGGCGCTAGTAAGATAGGTGTTTACCGTTCGTAGGTCGAGAATCTGCACCGCGCTCGTATTCACCGCGAGAATGGCAAACGTATTGCTGTTGTCTCTGGCAAATTGCAAGTTCAAAAGCACGCTCGACATCATTTGCATGGTGCCGCCATCGTCACCGTCTATCCTGACCCATCCTGAAAAAATCCCCTGCTTGGAGTTCGCCTGCCCGGTCAGGCCGGCGCCACGAAGCATGAAATCATTTGTGCCGTCGAAATCAGCCGCATCGCAAACTAATTCTGACGAGAAACGAAACGGATTCAGCAGAAACCCGCGCTGCCGTCTCATGGCCTTCCGATCAGATAGACCTTTAGTCCCTTCGCCGCCGCTCCAGCCCCATCCACGTTGATCGTCATGATTGCGTCATCGCTCAATGCGGTAGCCGCAAGCACCGACGGCACGGCAGCGGACTCAGTCGTGGATTCGCTGGTGTCGAAGGTCATCTTGGTCGAGAAGATGCTCGTGCCAGCGTGGGTGATGTCCACCGTCAATCCGGTCGCGGTCGAGACCGAAGTGAGCGATCCCTTGACTCTGGAGAGAGTCATCGCGTGCGGCATCCGGAACGTGACCTTGGCGCTACCGGTCGTGATCGTGGTCGTCTCGTCTCCCACCGCAACAGGGAGCGAAACCACTGCGCCGCCGATGATGCGAAAAGCCGTGCCGTCGTAGCGGTAGAGCCCGGAGAGCGGCATCTGGCCAATCGACAAGGCATTTCCGTCTTGGGTCTTGACGGTTGCCGTGCTCAAGGCATTGAGCGCAATCGTCGGGGCCGATGTTCCGTTGCTGGTCGTGATGGTCAGGGGGTAGAGCAGGTTCGTCACCAGGCCCAAAGGGGCTGGAGTGAACGTGCCCTGGTAGGTGCGCCCGGTGTCAGTGGTGACGATGGAGACGCTTTTCAGGGCTTCCTGCTGGAGCTTGAGCAAGACCTCGCTCGATACCCGGGCCTCGATCCGGTCTCCGGCGGCCCATGCCTTGGCCGTCGTGCCGTTTGCCGCGCGCGAGATCGTCGCCGTGTCCGCCCCCGCGGTATGCGCCGTGACGATGATCTCCTCCAGCACGTTGCTGGTGTTCAGCAGGCAGCAGTAGAGGGAATCGCCCGCGGCGACGGCAGGGAAGCGGGCGCCGTGGCCGGCAGTGAAAGTGAGCGCCGTATCACCGGCAGCCAGCCCGGAGGCCAGTGTCCCGTAGGAATTGTCTTCGAGGATCAGCGCCATGTCAGTTCTGTTTCACCTGTAGTTGACGGTTATTTAACGGCTTCGATCAGCCCAGCGTGCCGGCGGGCGCGGACCCACGCCGCAACCCGCTCTATTTCCTCAGCGGTAGCGTTACTCTTTATGATGTTTGCCCTCCGCGAGATCACAGCAATATTGCCGCGCACATACCCTAGTTCCGGGAGAATGCGATCCAATGTTGGCGAGCAATCCGTCGCGCATCCAACTCCTACCACGAGAGGAATTCCCAACACGGGGCAGAGCGAAGGTATAACAATATCGCTCAGGGTTAGATTGAACGGTAGCCCTTTTTTCTCGGCCCGAGTGCGGGCCCCTTTTAGCAAATCAAATTCGAGATGCGCCCTTCTCCATGCGTTATTTTGCTGACGCCGCTTTGCTTTACTTTTTTGATGGAGGGCGGCGTTGATCTCCCCGATCCGGGCACGGTTTTTCTGATAGTAGCCAGCCTTATACGCCCGTATTTGATCCTTGTGTTTCGCCCGATATCGTGCGCTGCATTCCACAGCGCTCATCTAACCGCCTCCGCCAATCCTGAGTGTTTCCGTTGACAATCGTAGTACAACTCCGCGATCTCCACCAATTTCCGCAGAACGCTCACCCCAGACCCGTCCTGCAGGGACGTCAGATCCGGGCACGGGGCGGTCAGGCTTGGGGGCAGCTGGGTCCGCTCCGCCGTTGAGGGCGGCATTGGCGATGCGCAGGCCGTCAGCATCCAAGCACACGTTGCGATACACGTCGCGCGTGATAACGCGGTCCACGTCCTGGGTGATGGTGCGGTACACGACTCGGGATTTTGCACGGCTGACCTCCAGTTTTTGCGCGGCGCCAGCCGCCTGCTGAGCTTCCTTGGCCCGCTGCTCGCGGTTCGCCTTTTCCCACTTCGCCGTGACATTGGCCTCGCCCTTCTTCACCCCGGCGCTCGTCGCAATGTTCGCGTCCGCCCACCAGATCAAGCCGGCGACAGCGCCCAGGATGGCGAGCGCCAGCACCAAGTAGACGATGATCGAGCCGCGCTGCCTCACAGCATGATCGCTCCGGCCACGAACGCCACGAGCGTCCATGCGACCAAGGACACAAAGGTCCACGGCGCCGGCAGTTGGACGGCCCACAGCAGCGCCTTTTCGGCGGGGGATTCCGCCCAGATCAGTAGTTCCTTCGCTCGTTCTCGGATGCTGCTCATGGGTTCTCCTTGCGTGGTGGTGGCGCTGGCGGTAGCCGCCGACCGTGTCGGTAGTCGTCCTCGCGCTCGTCCTTGTCGCCCTTGGTGCGCAGCCATGCAGAGTAGGCGGCGCGCAACACGAAAGCCCCGACGAAGATGGTCACGAACCACTCCGGTAGCTTCCGGTCGTTCACGAACACAACGAACGCCCAGACCATGAGGGCGAAGGCAATGATTTCCTGAATCGCCGGCCGGTCAGGCTGGCCCTGCTTGTTCGTAATCAGCGCCATCAAGTCGAAGTTTTCGTACCGCTTCGATCGGTGCGCCCACAGCACAATCAAAAGCGCTAGGACCGTGGCGCCAGCGAGCGCCAGGTTGAGTAGGCTCACGCCAGTACCGCCAGCGCCCTCTCGTAGTAGGCGGTGCGCTCCTTGAGCCCGTTCAGCCCGCCGTTGATGCGCTTGCAGATCGCCCGCTGGTCCCCGATATCCGCCAGTTCGTTGAGTCCGTTGCGCCGCCAGAACCACCCCGCCGATCGGCTGGCGCCTTCCGGGGTCCGCATCCAGTCCCCGACCTCGCCCGCCGGTATCACCAGGCTGCTCGCAACCTCGTGGTGATTGTCGGCCCCGGTGACCTGGATGAGACCCGCCCCGCGGTAGCGCCAGCCATCCCCGCTCGCCTCGTCCCCGTTGCCCATGCGGTTGGCGTAGACCAAGTTGGCGATGCGCTCCGGCTGCCGGGCATACTCACGGGCGAGCTCGGCAGTGAAGCGGCTCGGCCAGGTGCGCCTCAGCCCCTCGGCCGAATAGTTCAGATTCTCGGACACCGCCAGCAAACTGTTGGATTCGTGCGCCACGTTCGCCAGGAACGCGCTCTCCCGCTGCACGTTCTCGTCGATTTCGAATTCACGCATCGCGTTGTGAAGATGCGGCAGGAACTCCGCGGCCCGCTCCGGTTCGGCGTGGGGCATGACCGCCCGCAACTCCTCCAGCGTCATATGCGCTTACTTGCGCCGTATCTCGTCGCGCAGCCCGTTCATGCCGGCATTGAGATCGTCGCGCAGATCATCCAGGCGTTTCATCACCGCCTCCGCCTTGGCGTCAACGTGCTCGCGCATGCGCTCGTCTCGACCATAGAGTTCCTTGATGTCCTCGCGCCAGGTCGAGCGGGCCTGATCCCACTCAGCGCGCGGGAGTGCGGCATCCGCTTTCGTCTTGATCTCTGCCAACTGCGTGTCGTGCTGCTTGATCGCTCGGGAGAATAGCCACGCGATTACCCCGAGTACCGTGCTCGCGCCAATGCTGATGAGCTCGGCAAATCCCCGTGGATCGGCTTCTGCTGCCATCTCACAGCCACCAGCCCATCAGGCGACCGCCGAACAGGACACACAGGCTCGCCACGGTCGAGGCGACGACGCTCGTCACCACCGTGCGCAACTCCCGATACAGGTGATACTGCTCCAGCGCAGCAACCCGGGCCGGTATATCACCACCCAGTGCCCGGTCGAGCAACGCCTCCATCAAGGAGACCAGATCGCTTTTCAGGCCGCCGATTTCGCTCTTGATGACCGCGCGAAAATGCTCGTCGAGCCACTCGATCTGGCCGTCCGAGTGATCGCCCTTGCGGCGACCCAGTAACTGCGGGTCGCGCTTCTCCTCGATTCCTTCCTGGCTCATCGCAGACCGTACACGGTGTGTGTGCGTAACGGCGCCCGCGTTGCGCCCCTCGCGGTAATCACCCGGGCTTCCCCGATCTCGTCATCGAACTGCCGTTGATAGTAGGCACCGAGCTTCAAATCACTCCACGGCTTTTTCGGCTCCATCAGGAGCTTCGCCTTCGCTCCGATGGCAATCGCCGAGTCGTAGCGATCCGCGATCCAGTCCGGAAAGGTCGTCGATTGGTGGCTGGGCTTGAGCGCGGCGTTGATCCGCAGCACGCCCTGACTATCGGGTGGCATGACAAGCCCGACCGTGGTGTCGTCAGGGAAGTAGAAGCGGGTGGGGAGATTGACATCGGTTCGCCAGTTGACCCCGACCCAGCCGAAGGAGGTGTTGTTGAACTCGTTGTCGAGGTCGTCCTGGGAGATCGGGTCAAGCGGCGCGTCGTTCAGCCAGGCTTGAAGTCCCTTGACGAACGAGGTATTGGCGGGAAGCGTGATGGGATAGAGGTAGACCAACTTGGTGAGAGTAGCCCCGGAGTCGGCCGCCGACGGCAGCGCGCCATCGAGGGTGACCGTCAAGGCCACCGGAGTGCCGCTGATATGGCCGCGCCACTTGGTCGTGTCGGCCAGCTCGATGGTGATGGTGTCGTCATCAGCCAGGTCGGTGATGGAGGCCACCGTGACGCTCGTGGCACCCGAGGCGGCCGCTGCGGTCAGGGTAGTGGAGGTAGGGGCCAAGACCAGAATCTGCTGGAGCTCCTGGCGATAGATGAGCGCCTTGGAGCAGAGATCGATGACGGCGTCGCGGATGGCGAACTGGACGAGGGTGAGGGGGGCGGCCGGGACGGTGGGGACGACCCAGTCGTAGAAGTGGGTGTAATTCGCCATCAAGCCTCCAGCAGTTCCTTGAGGTACATCGTGTAGGATGCGGCCGCGGTCTGGTCGTTGACGAACTGGTCGTCCGCAGATTGCCAGCCGAAGATCACGAACAAGCCGATCTTCTCCACGTATTCCCGGGGAAGGGGAAAGGACGAGGTGGCTGTCAGGTCAATCCACGGACCGTAGCCGAACCCGCCGGAAGGCGAGCCCGTCCCGGTCCCCATCCTGAGATCGGGCCGTATCTCCAGGGCCCGGGCGCAGGCATAGTTCGCGTACTTGATGCCGTTCGCGTTGGTGTAACGAGCCGAGGCGGTATCGTTGACCGTCAGGCGCGCGTAGTCGAGCGCGTCTTGCAGCGTGGCCATGCGCTACGCTGCCTGCTTGTCCCGCTTCGCCGCCTTTTCCTCCTGGGCCTTCTTCCACTTGGCGAAGGCTTCGGCATCCGCCGGCGTGACGAAAAGCGCCATCAGTTCCTCCGAGCGCAGCTTCGCGAAGACATCCTTGTCCACGGTCAACCGCAGCGGCTCCCAGTGCTGGCTGACGAACTCCCCGCCTGTGGGCAGGATCTCCACCCGCGGCTCGATGCCGGGAGCGATGATCTTCAACTCCGGCACCATCTGGTAGGGCTTGTCGGCGTTCGCCCATACCCCGGTATGCTCGAGGAGCTTCAGCGCCTTCTTCTCGTCCGCGACTTCGTGAATCTCGCCCGGCTTCCAGATGAGGCCGGTCTGCGCGACGTTGTCGCCCTTCTGGTCCTTGTGCCCGATATACACCACTCTCATGTCGACCTCCTGAAATAAGCCTTCAGGACCCCGGACGAATCCGGGGTCGAGACGGCTTACTTCGTACCTTCCGCTACCCCTTGAACGACCGCCGTCAACGCCGCCTTGGATGTGTCGCCCGAGGGAGCCCCGGGAGATAGCCACGTAATGTAGACGATGGTGTCGACGTCGTTCACGAACGGTTGCTCGAACCGGAAGTCGTAGCGCGTCAGTGCCGCCACGATGGCCGAGGCGGTGCCGCCGACGAGAATCGCCGTTCCCGTAGTACCTCCGGTGGAAGTGCCGTCCGCATAGCGAATGCCCACCACCACGGTGGAGGTGGCGATGGCGAAGGTGCCGGTCTGAAGGTAACCGCTGCAGACACGGAAACCGCCGGGGACCTTGAAAAGATCGACCGTGTCGCCGTTTGCGTAGCCCGCATCTCCGTTGACCTGCGAGATATCGTTGATCTGCGCCACGATATCGGTGACGTTCCCGTAGACGCCGTTGTGCGGGATTTGGAGCCAGTTGTCGCTGAAATACTGTGCCATGTTCGTTCTCCTTTACACCAGCAGCGCCTTGCCGGCCGCGGATTGCGGGTCCGGAGCGTAACTGTCGAGAACAGCCACCCCGTAATCCGTATCCACATCGGCGAGACCGTCGTAGACCTTGAAGCGGGTCTTGGCGACACCGCCCATCATCGCGACCGATGTCTCGACCGCGTTCTGGTGGTCCACCAGCTCCTCGTGCCACGAGTAGTAGTACTCGCTCGACTTGTGCTGCCCGTAGCACTTGAGCAGCGCCTGGGCGCCCACGATGATGCACCGATCGGTGGAGACCGCCGCGGCCGATGTTGCCGCCGTGAAGGTCTTGCCGTTCGAGCCCCCGCTGTCGATGTTGACCGTGTCCCCCGCGTTGAAGCGGATGGCCAAGCGGTTCATCGGGCGGATCAGGATCCCGGCCCACATCCCAACGTCACCGTAGAACAGGGGGTGACGCATCCCGCTCGAGCGCCGTTCGTAGGCGTTCTGCAGGAAGGTCCTCCAGCTCTTCTCCCCCGTGCGCGTCTGGAGGTAGAGCCACTGGCGGTTGGTGACGAACGCGCACCACAGCGGATCGTTCCAGGCGTAGACGTCGCCCTTGATCTTGATCGTCTGCATCGGCACGATCGAATCCTTCAAAACCGAAGCGATCCGGTCGAAATCCGTCAGCGTCAGGATGTCGGTCGTGTCCAGCGTGGCTGGCGACGTGGCGTCGTTCGCGTAGAACTGCCGATTGCGGGTCGGTGCCAGGACGGAGTTCACCATGATGGTGGCGAAATCCGAGTCGGTCGAAAGGGGAACAACCCAGTCGGCCGTGTCCTGCGAGCCCCGGCCTCCGGCCATATGGACGAGACAGAGCTGATCTTCCAGCCGCCCCGACCAGTTGGTGAGCCCCGCCATCGCGATGCCGCGCAGGTTCCACACGGTGCGCTGCTGGGTCATCTTGCCACCCGCGTCAGCACCACCGCGATACTGGTTGATCTGCACGTCCATCGAGGAGTAGGTCAGGCTCATGAGCTTGCCCGCGATGCGCTTGTCGCCCATCACCGGTTTGCCCTGGAGGTTGTTGAAGAGGTCCACCGAGACGGACGCACCAGCACCCTTGGAAAGGTCGGTAACGCGCACGATCGGATACTCCGCCGAGGTCTGGCCCTTCAACTTGGCCTCCGCCTCGGCTTGCTTGGGCGCCGGCCCAGTGAGCAGGTTCATGAAACCCGGCTCGATCTGGACCGCAGCGAACAAGGCTGCACCGTAAACCTTGCGGGCCAGTGCGGACCCGTAGGGGATATTGGTAGCCATGTGGCTTCCTTCTCAGTTACAAACTCGCGAGGTAGGCGTCCCGCTGCTCAGGAGTCATGTGCATGAACTTCTCGCCGAGAGACACAATGCTCATGCCCTCGACGGCCTCACGCTCGTCCTGCGCCGGCGGTGCTCCACCGGGGATATCGGATAGCGACCGAGGCGTTGTCGGCGTCTTGGCCAACTTCGCTGCGGCAGCCGCCTTCACTTTGGCTGGGTCTGGCTTGGGAGCTTCCGCAGGGGCGGGCTGAGTCCTGAGACCCATCGCGTCCTCGGTCATCTCCACCACCTTCGCGAATCGCTTCTCGAAGGGAACGTCTGCGTACAGGGGATTCTCGCGAAGCAACTTGTCAATCTTGGCGGCCTCGTTCCACAACGTCTGGTCTTGGGCTACCTGCCAGGCGGCCATCTTCGGGTTGGCGTCGATCGCGGTCTGAATTTCCGACTTGATCTCCGACTCCGTCTGTTCCACCTGAACTTCCACGCGCTCGTTCACGCCTTTGAGGGCGGTCTTGAGCCCGCTGATCTCGGTCTGCTGGGCGCGCAGCAACTTCGCCAGGGTCGGCGAATCCTGCTCCAGCGTCTTCAGCTCTTCCTCGGTCAGCGCAGCGGCATCCTGCTCGGCCCGCACCGTCTTACCGGCTTCGGCCTGCTTCAACCGCTCGATCTCGGCGGCCTGACTGACCGCCAATTCCGTGGCTTCCCGCTCACGGCGCCGTGATGCTTCGAGCACCGCATAGGGAATGACGTTCTTTCCGTCTTTCGCGAGCACGCCCTCCGGCTTCGCCTCTTTCTCAGGCTCTTCCTTGGGCGCAGCCTCCTTGGATTCGACTTTCGCCTCCTCCTTCGGGGCCTCCTTCACCTCTTTCTTCGGTGCCGGCGACGACTCCGACTTTTCGTCCATTTCCACGAAGTCTTCCACCTTGACTTGCTCCTTCCCCGATTCCAGGGCCTGGGCGATCTGCTCGTTCGCAAGCCGTTCCAGTTCCTTCGGGTCCTCGGGCATTTCGTCCGGGTGGGCGAGGTAGTACTTCAGATCCTTGGTATCAGCCATTGCCAGCTTTCTCCAGTTGTCGCATGGATGCGAGGGTAAATCTGCCCGTATCGGGGGCCGCCGTTACCGCCACGCCGCTCCGTTGAACGTGATGACTGTGTCGCGCTGCACACCGCTCGAGGTGGCAACCACAGCCCCGCCAGTAGCGGCGTTCACGACCTGCAATACGGAGGTGCTGCCGGCGCCAGTGCCACGACGAATCGTGAACTGCGCACCGTGATAGGCGTTCACCACTTCGGCAACGATGTTGACCGTTACCGCCGTCTGCACGCCTCCGAGAACGTAGACCGGAGCGTCCCGGCCAACCCTGAGAATCGGAACTCCTGCGAGCCCGGTCCCCACGTAGACAGCGGTGTCGATCTGCACGCCCGCTATCGTGTTGGCGTTCTGCTCCGTTGCCGATTGCAACTTGACTGTCGCCATGATGCTCTCCTCACCCTTACGGGATCTGTTGAGCGATCGAGGCAACCATCGGGGCCGTGGTGCCCGTGCCGCTTGTGGCGTGAGCGGTGACGTTCAGCCGCCAGAATGGCACGACCGAATCCACTTCCCACACCGCGCTCGAGTTGGTGCTGAGAATCACGCTGAACCAGTTCGTCTTGTCCAGCGAGTTCTGCACGGCGAGCGTCACGGTGGCCGAGGTCACCAGCGATATCTGCACGGCCTTCTTGCCGGGCGGAAGCGCAACGAGACCGTATGCCCCGGTGCCGGTCTGCGTGCCGAATCCCACGTTCTCCGTATTGGTGCCGGAGGTGCCGCGGAAAAGATCGAACACCGTAGCCATCTTGCTTGGGTCCATGCTCATAACAAACTCCTTTGACCCATTAAAAAAGGGCCTTGCGGCCCTGCCTGTTTTGTCCTTCTCGCCGGACTAGCGAAATCGTTACGCGACCGCCCTCAAGAGCGCCCGCGGTAAAGCCTGTTCCACCTGATCCATGACATCAGCCACCGAGATCGCGGCCTGGCACTTCGCTGCCCCGGTCTTTTCCTCACGGTGGCAAAAGGTCCAGTCGTAGTGAAGTCTGTGGCACGCCGTCTTCCCGCACTCCGGCGGGGGCTTGCCGATTGAGGCTGTGTTCGGCCAGTCGCGCGTCAGGTTCTCGTGCGAGGAATGGGAGAGCAGCACGATCTTGGCCACCTCCTTCTCGAAGGCGACGCAGTTCAAAAGACCTGTTTCCTGCCCGATCACCAAGTCCGAGAGCTGGCACATGGTCATGGCTTGCCTGACATTCCACTTCAACCCGGCATTGATGAACCGCGGCTCCTGAGCGAATTCCTCCCACTTCATGCCCCTGTCGTCACCCAGGGCGATCACGGTAACGTCCTCGCGCATGCGCAGGAGCTCCCGCGTGAACTCCGCGGCGTGCGGCCACATCTTGGTGACGCTCGATCCGTTGGGCACGAGGATCACCAGCCGCGGCGTGTGCATCCCCATCCGCAGGCTGTTGGCCCACACCTTCTCCTCTTCCGAGGGGTAGAACTTCTGTCGCGGTTCGTACGGTACTCGGGCTTGAAGATGATGAAACTCCAGGTAGTTGAAGTTCATCAGCTTCTCCCGGATAGGGATCGGGAAGTGATACTGGATCTTCGCGGGCGCCGGTAGCAGCGTCCCCTCCACCACCTCGACCAGCAGCCGGGAGTGCTTGTAGCGCTGCTCGATCCACTGGAAGAGCTCGCCCAACTGCCCCATCGGCACGCGGGACTCGAACTTGATCAGCTTGTCGATGTGCGGGTCGTGCCTCAAGACCTCTTCCCCTGTGTCCTGGGTGTAGAGCACGGTGTAGTAGCCCTGCTCTTTCAGGTGCGGGAAAACCGAGGATGACCACAAGGCATCCCCATGAGCCCCCAGCTTCACCACCGCGCACACCTTGTCCGGCAGCGGGGCTTTGTCCAGCACCGTGGGCAGGTCGGCCTTGCGATAGCACTGAATGAACTGCGTGCCGCCGGCGCCGGTCTTCGCCTCGCACAGCTGCCACGGCCTCAAGGCCGCCATGGCATCGATCACCATCTTGGGCGCGCACTTCTCGGTCACCGGCAGGAAAAGGAAGAGATAGCCCATCGGCTTGATGAGCCGCCACCACTCGGTGAGCACCGCGGTGAGGTCGTTGCCCTGCTCCACGAGCTCGTTCAGCAGGTAGGACGAGAACACGTAGTTCTGCGACTCCGAGGCGATCGTCGAGAGCTTCCGGGCGTCCATGATGAGGTTCGGCCCGCGGCCGGTCGTCCCGGCCTTGACGTCGATCCCAACGAACCAGTCGTGAGGTCTGGCGTCCCCGCATCCCAGATCCAGCCCATCCCCGTTCACGTACTCCAAGCACTCCCACCGCACCTGTGCGGCGAAATCAGTCTCTCCGGCCATGCCCTCCCCTCAGTTGATCGTCGGCTCGAAAAATCTCGGCGGCCCAGCCAGCTCGCACCGGGTATGCCCGCAGTTCCCGCACCTCGCGTCAGTCCAGGTCTCGCCCACCTGACGCACCAGGATCCACTGGTAGCCGCACCTCACGCACTCCACCCGGTCGTTGGTCCATGGCACGGCCTCGTCCAAGGCGTCTGCGACGTAGAACTTAACCGGGAGGAACACTGGGCTGCCCTCCCTCTGGCCCCGGCTGCCCCATCGACTGATCGTGCGCGAGAAGCGTGTCCATCACGGCAAGGTCCGATTTGATCTCCACGTCGAGCCGCTTGGTTCTGGCGTCGTACTCCTTCACGTCAACCTCGCGCATCTTGATCTCGATACCGGCGTCCTTGAGCGCCTGCTCTACCGCTTTCTGGATCATCCCTTGAGCCTGCTGGGTCGTGATCTTTTCGTCACCGGACCCGATGCCCAGCGCCTGCCTGACCTGGTCGGCAACCTCCCGACGGTGCGGCATCTCGGAGGACTCCAGAATGAACGGCACGACAAACGCCTGAACTTGAGGCGGCAGGGACTTGGTCAACTCCGACATCATCATCATCTGCTGCGCGCGGTAAGCTGGGGTGCTCGGCACGTCTTCCAGTGCGACCTTGACCAGAGACCGCTGGACATCGTTGTCCAGCATGTCCATTCCGGCGCGCGTCACCGGCTTGTTGAGATTGATCTGCCTCTTCTTGGTCCCGAACTTCTCGTCTACGTTGACCACTGCTGGCTCGCTCCCCAGGTCTTCCCGAATCAACTCCACCAGCCGTTCCCCGACCTCCCGCCTGGCGAAGCGGAAGTTGTCGTTGATCTCGGCAAGCGTCGTCGTCCCCTGCTCGACCAAGCTGTTGATCGCAATACCCGATCCCACTCCAGGCTGCTTCTGTCCCAGCATCGCCTGATACACGCCAGCGGTCTTTTGGATGGCCGCCATCGCATCGGTCATGACCTCGAACTGCTCTTTCGAGAGTTGCATCTGGTCATCGACCTTGAAGACGCCGCCCGCATTGTCGGGTCTGCGGGTCCTCGAGAGCACGATCATGGCGTCCGGCCGGCCGATCTCGCGCCTCAACTCGTCCACGTCATCGACTTGCGTGGCATCGAGGATCACCCGCTTGGCGCTCATCAGCCACATCATCTTCGCCAACCGGGCGTTGATCTCGTCCTGCGGGCTTCTCATGGACCGGATCAACCCGTATGGAATCTGCGTCAGGTCCTCCCGATAGCCCCAGAAGGGGACATAGGGAAAATTCTGATGCCGGTACGGCGTGGGCAGATCAGCCAGCCGGTGCGGTCCTATCCACCACGACAGCCGCATCTTCGGGTAGATAGCCGGTATCGCGTCTGTCACCCCGCCGGCTATGGCCTCGGCGTGCATCGGGTTCTCGAGGTCCACCTCGACCGTGCGACCGTCCGGGGTCCGGATGACGTGCCCCCTCACCCACACTCGATACCACACCTCGTAGAGACACAGCCGCTTGCGGGTCGAATCCCGCCAGTCCGACTCCGGGATCGTCACGTCGCGCTCGTAGAGCCAGGTCCGACCGTTCACCGCCGGGAAGTCGGTCAGCGGCGTGTCCCAGTTCGCCTTCGACCAGCCGATGAAACCGATCATGTCCTTGTGCTCGGGGAACATGAGCTCGAGGATGTCCACGTCGAGCCAGCGCCGGCGCACCAGATACCGGGCATCCTGCAGACTGGGGTCTTTGGCCCGCCAGTCCCAGAAAATCTCCCTGCGGCTCACCGCCTCAGTCCGATACGGATACCGGAAGGGATTCATCTCCCTGGACACCTCAACCCATGCCATGCCGGTCTTCAGCATGCCGGCGTAGGCATCCGAACACGCTCTGTCAGCCCGGGTCTCGCGCTCCGCTTCGTGCAACTTGGCGGAGAGCGCTTCAGCAACGTCTTGATGCTTCTCGTTGTCGGCCTGCACCCGCCAATCCGACCGGGTCTTGGCCTCCATGCCCAAGGCCACGTCGATCGTGGGCTTGATGAGGTTCCTGATGAGGGGCGCCAGGCCCAGCCGCTGCATGTCGTCTAGCGTCTGGTGATCGAGCTGGTTGCCATCGTAGTACTCGGCGTCGAGATCAGCTTCCCGGCGCCACATCGGCTGCAGCCTGATCTCGTAGAGGAACTTGTCCAGGCGGTCCACCGACATGCCACCGCCACCGATGTCCACCGAGCTATTGATGGCGCCACGCACCGCCTGCTGCATCAACTCAGGCCGCTGCAACTCCAGCGGATCGACGTGATCGATCGGATACTCTGCCAAGCTCACAACGTGCGCCAGTTCCCGCCGCGGTTCGGATCGGGCCGGTTCATCTGTCGGCTGGACTCGGCAAAACGCAGGCTCATGATCAGGTAGCGCGTCGCACTCATCAGGTCATCGTTCAGCTCTACCACTTTCCCCTCCTGTCGATGATAGAGACGGAACTCCTCGAACCACTCCGTCAAGTGCGATGCGACCTTCAGCCGCCCGGTCTGAAAGCGCGTCAACATATCCATGAGTCCCGCTTCCCGTGAGGTTTTGGAAAGCCGCGGGTTGTCCTTCGAATCTCCGGGTACGACCTCGTATTGGGCGTGTTGCTGGAGCATGTTGACGCCCATGTCCCGATACTGCTTGGAAAGCTGTGGGCCTACAGCGGTCTCGTTCAGCCCATCCCGCGGCCACGCCATCGGAATCCACGCGCCGCGCGCCAGTATCGCGCCGGCGTGAACCGGGACCAGGCCGTGACGCTGCCGGTAGGCATCGTAGATATAGACGATGTCGGTATCGGCATCGTAGTAGGCCCACACCGCCGCCGTCGGATGCTCGTAGCCAAAGTCCAGGGCCGCTATGCGCCGCCACACCGGAGGAGGACTGGCGATCATCGCTATCGAGACCATTTCATCCGGAATCGGAAAGATGCGCCCGGACCCCAACTGCGGATCGCCCTTGGTCCTGGCGTCCCGCTCGTGCTCGGGGTAGGAGAGACGGATCGTCTCCCGCTCGGCCTCGGTGTAGTGGTTGGCGTCTTCCAGCGCCATGCGCGTCACACTTGTCCCCGGGGGCTTCTCGATGACGAACCGCATGACCGTCTTGCTCATGCCGAGCAACGGCGTGAAGGTCATGAACAACGACCCGCCGGTCGTGTTGGTGCGCGTCAGGAACTCGGTGTAGACCTCGAGATCGGGTTCCTCATCGCACCATCCCAAGTCGATGGCGTCCGAGGAAAAGGCCATCGAGCCCTGGTCGTAGGACTTCTGCGTGACCATCGACACGTCGGACTGGACGTCACCACCGCCACCCCACTGCACGTAAGCGACCTCGATAACATCCGAAGCGCCGCGGCGGTAACTGTAGTCCTTGATGGACTCCTTCGGGATCATGCCAGTGCCGATCTGATTCGGGCGCCCGAAGAGCCACTTCTGCACGCCATCCTTCAGCTTCTCGATGGTGAGCGCAGCAGCCCACCCCACAATCGGCCGATGCCAGACCCGGCCAGCCCACCACGATGGATACCGACCGGTCAGGTGCATGGCGAATTCGGCGCCACCGCATAGCGTTTTTCCCACTTGGTTGGCTGCCATCAGCAGCCGTTCGCGATCGTGCGCGCCGGCGCGGTGGAACTCGAGTTGCTTCAGGTACGGCTTGTAGTAGGCGAGCCGATTGCCCTTAATGCGTCGTAGTTCTTCCTGCTTGAGCAGCGTCTTGGCCAACAATGGACGCTGCATCATCATCGAGTCGAGAGAGGTAGCTCTTAAGCTGGTCATCGGTCAGGTCCTGCAACGGCTGGCGTTCGTTCCGACGTTCCTCGACGAGAAGGCCGTTCAACCTGGAACGCAGCTGGACGGCAGACACAACAGCGCTCGACTGCCCGGTCAACAGGGCCATCTTCATCCCCATTTCCGCCTCTTTCATGGCCTCTTCCAGCCCGTAGCGGACCTTTTCGATCACCGGGCGCCTGAGCTCTTCGACCCTTGACCTTACCTTGCTGGCCAAACGAGAAGCCTTCTCATGCACAGACTTTGCTTTCATGCCCTTGCATGGGAACGCTTCTCGATAGGCTGGAGACTGATTCATG